TCGAATACTTCTCAGGAGAGGCCGTTACATTCGTGGCGGCTTCTCCCGAGTGGTCGAAGTGGGAAAGCAAAACTGGAAAGACTATCCAGCAAGCCGAATCTATCGGAGTAAACGATCTTCTCTATCTTGGCTATCAAGCCATGAAGCGAGAAGCTGCGGGAACTCCAGTCAAGCCTTACGAGGTCTGGATCGAAACGGTCGCGGAAGTCTCAGCGAGTAACGCAAACCCAAAAGCTATCCCGTCGGAAGCCTAAATCGACTAATCGTCGAACTCTCTATCGCGACTCAAATCCCGATGAGCGAGTGGCAGACGGCGGAGCAGATCTTAACGGCGTTAGAGATACTGGAGAAACGGAATGGCAGATAAGAAAGGCCGCGGCACTTATGCCATTACCGTCGATCCTTACGAGTTTAAGAATCTTATAGGTCTCTTAAACTCATTTCCCGCCGAGTATCAGCAACTCGTTCGAGATGAAGCTTTACCCTTATCTAAGCGATTAGCTGGTCAGTTAATGATGAGCGCAAACGGTGCGCCAGCTCCACAGACTAAGCTCGTAGCTCAGACGATTACAGCTAAACGCGATCGTCTTATTCGCGTCGACATCGGTGGCCCTAAAAAGGTCGGTCGCAAGTATGGCGGAGAAGCTTCTAAGAGCGGTAAGGGTAATAAAGTCCGACAGGGCGCAGCTCCAGCGGGCGCGCTCTTATGGGGAACAGAATACGGCTCTCATAAAGGAATCGATTCACTTGGTCGAGTTTACACAGATCGATTTAAGGCTCCTTACAATAAGCGCGGCTACTGGATCGCTCCAGCGGTTGATTATTACGTTCCGATCATCGCTCGCGAATACGCTCGCATGGTTCAGAAAATCGCGGACGAATTGAGGTTTAAGTAATGGCTGGCATTCCAAAAATAAAGATAACTTTCGACGCCGACTTCGACGAATTAAAAAAGGGCGTTAAAGGCGCGCAGAAAGAAGTCGAAGGCTTCTCGGACAAGATCGGCAAGTTCGGCAAGGTAGCCGCTGCCGCTTTCGCAGCTGCAACAGTGGCCGCCGCAGCTTACGCGGGAAAGCTTCTCGTCGATGGCGTTAAGTCAGCAATCGCAGACGCCGCAGCTCAGGAGAAACTCGCTTTAACTCTAAAGAACGTTACAGGCGCGACGAATGCCCAGATCAAGGCGACCGAGGGTTACATAACTAAAACGTCGCTGGCGTTCGGCGTTACAGACGACGAGCTTCGTCCATCGCTGGAAAGATTAGCTCGCGCTACTGGCGACGTAGAGAAAGCGCAGAAACTCCAAGCTCTAGCTCTAGACATAAGCGCGGGTAGCGGTAAGAGTTTAGAAGCGGTCACTAATGCGCTTGGCAAGGCTACAGAAGGCAGCACTACCGCGCTCGGTAAGTTAGGCGTAGGACTTTCAGCTGCTCAACTAAAAACTCTTTCGATGGACGAGATCACCAAGAAGCTCGCCGACACTTTCGAGAATCAGGCGTCCGTCAAGGCCGACACTTTCCAAGGAAAGTTAGATCGACTTAACATCGCATTCGATGAAGGTAAAGAGACCGTAGGTTCTTTCGTACTGGACGCGCTTACTCCGCTGGTTACGACTTTCGTCGATAAAGTTATTCCAGCTCTTTCATCGATGGCCGACTCAATCGGTAAAGATCTCCAAGGCCCATTTAATAACATTAAAGTAGTTCTTAACGATTTTGTTATTCCAGCATTTAAGGCTCTCTATAACTTTATGAAAGACTTCGTAGCTCCGTTCTTCGCTTCTGTCTTCGGGCCAGCTTTAGATGGTTTATTCTCAGCATTTAATAAAGTAAGAAACTCCATTAACGGTAACGCGGACGATCTCGCGCCGCTCTTCTCGCTCTTTAAGTCAGTCGCTACATTCGTTCGCGACACCATGGGGCCAGCAATCGGAACTATTCTTAGAGTCGCTTTCGAGGTTTTAGGTACGGCTATCTCTGGAGTCATTACTGGCGTCTCGAAGGTAGTCGACTTCCTTGGCGACATGATTACGAAGGTAAAGCAATTTATCCAGCTTATTAAGGATAATCCTGTCGTCGCTGGAATCGGTGGTCTTATCGATAAGGTCTTCGGCGGTTTTAAGGCTATGGGCGGCCCAGTAACTTCGGGAACTTCTTACATAGTCGGCGAGCAAGGCCCAGAACTATTTACGCCCGGGCGTAACGGATCGATTACTCCAAATCATGCACTCGGCGGCGGACGCGGTTCAGTAATTAACTTAACTGTTAACGGCGCAATCGACCCAGAAGGTACAGCCCGAGCGATTATTAACGTTCTTAATAATTCGAGCTATCGCGGAACTCTTGGATCGGGTGCGTTCGCGTGACACTATGGAATCCAGAATGGCGCGTCTTAATCGATGGCGTCGATTATCAAGAAGTAACACTGGCCAGCGTTCAGATCACTAGCGGCCGAACTTCTGTCTATGAGCAGCCAGTCGCGGGCTACTGTTACATCGAACTAATTAACTTACAGAACACTTCTTATCCTTTTACGGTAGGTAACGAAATCCTTATTTCCATTAAAGATTCGACTGGAGTTTACGTCGATCTTTATGGCGGCTTTATCAGCGACATCGAGATAAGCGTCGTGTCAGCTGGATCGACGGACTACGTTACTTCGGCTCGCATTACAGCACTGGGCGCACTGTCTAAACTAGCTCGGGCTAACTGGGAACTGGCTTTAGCGAAAGACTACGACGGAACTCAGGTCTATAACATTCTTTCGGATCTACTTCTTAATAACTGGAATGAAGTCGCTCCAGCTTTAGCTTGGTATCAGTACGATCCAACTACGACATGGGCTAACGCCGAGAACGTAGGACTAGGATCGATCGATCAGCCTGGGCAATACGAAATGGTCAACAGAGCAGCCGATCCAGTCTCTAGCTACACGTTAGCCAGTCAGATCGCAGAATCAGGACTCGGCTATCTCTACGAAGACGGATCAGGCCGAATCGGGTATGCCGACGCTTTACATCGACAGACTTATCTCGCAGCTAATGGCTATACCGAAATCTCAGCAACTCAGGGAATCGGCGTGGGCTTAAAGTCAGTTACGCGAAGCGGCGACGTCCGAAACTTTATTACGGTTAATTACGATAACGGCTCAACTCTTACAGACAGCGATCTAGCTTCTATCTCCCAGTTCGGTAAGTTCGCCGAAATCTGGGACACGAACATCGAGAAGACAGCGGACGCGACTCTGGCTCTAGCTCGTCGTCTACAGCTTAAAGCTTATCCACGTGCATTCTTCGATTCGATCGAGTTCCCAATCGCTTCTCCAGACATCGACGACACAGACCGCGACGCACTCTTAAAGATCTTTATGGGAATGCCGCTCCGCGTTACAGATCTTCCGCCTAACATCGTCGACACTGTCTTCGAGGGTTACGTCGAAGGCTGGTCTTTTAGGGCCAGTTATAACTCGCTATTCATTACGATAAATGCTTCTCCACTGGAGTTCTCGCAAGTGACACTCCGATGGAATCAAGTCAACGCAAGCGAATCATGGAATACAATCAGCCCTACATTAACGTGGGAAGACGCGATCGGATCGGTGGCATAACATGGCAACTACTACGACTAACTTCGGCTGGGACATTCCGCAGTCGACCGACTTGGTCAAGGACGGCGCGACGGCGATCGCAGCTCTTGGTCAAGACATCGATACCGCTCTAGTCGATCTTAAAGGCGGAACGACTGGACAGGTATTAGCGAAAGCTTCTAACACAGATTTAGATTATTCATGGACGACTCCGCAAGTCGGCGACATCACAGCAGTAACAGCTGGAACAGGAATAACAGGCGGCGGAACTTCTGGAGACGTTACAGTCTCATTCGATCAGGCTAATTTCGGCGGCGGACAATACGCAGCGGGTAAGAATAAAGTTATTAACGGCGATTTCGGAGTGTGGCAGCGCGGAACTTCATTCACTAATCCATCTGGAACGTATACAGCCGATCGGTGGCTCGTAGCAATTTCTGGCGGTTCAGGTGGAACAGCAAGCCAGCAAACTTTCACGCCAGCGACAGCTCCAGTCTCAGGATACGAAGGAACTTATTATTTAAGAATGGCGTCCAATGCTGGCGCAACTTATTTAGAATTAGCGCAACGAGTGGAAGATGTAAGAGCTAATGCAGGGCGCGTAGTTACATTGTCTTTTTGGGCTAAAGCAACTTCATCCATTACTTTTACGCCTTTGCTTCGCCAGAACTTTGGTTCAGGCGGTTCTGCAAATGTTGATACAACTGGAACAGCGATTGCAGTAACTTCATCTTCTTGGACTCGCTACACAGCAAGCATTACACTTCCATCGCTAAGCGGTAAGACGATCGGAACTTCCAGTTATTTAGGAGTTATCCTTTATTCTTCCGCGGGCACTACTGCGTCTAATACTGTCGAGTTTTGGGGCGTTCAGCTGGAGTCAGGATCTACAGCTACTCCGTTCCAGACTGCAACAGGAACAATCCAAGGAGAACTTAGCGCCTGTAAAAGATACTTGCCAAGTTATGACAATACAGCAGGTACCAATAATGGATTTGTAAGCGGTTATGCTTATGGCACCAATACGTCAATTTTTATGGTTCCTTTTGATGTGCCAGCAAGAGTCTCACCAACAGGCATGACAGTAAGTGGAACAATAAACGCTTACGCACTAAATACTTCAACTGGAGTTACTCCAAGTTTTGACGCTGGCGGTATTAGTTCTGCTGCTATTTTGGCAAGCCATACAATTACCGCTGGACAAGGCGCAAGATTGGGAATTACATCTGGTGCGAAACTACTATTTACAGGATGTGAGTTATAAATGGAAACTTATCTAAACTCAGAAGGCGTTGAGTGCGTAATCATTACAAACGGAGACGGCAGCATTTGGTCAGGCTTAAAGTCTGCATACGATGAAATGCTAGAGCAAGCGGAACAATCCACACCGATCGTAGCTGGCGAATGAATTACCCAGTCGGAACAGCTGCGGCAGTGGTAGAAGTAGCACTGGCCGAAGTCGGTACAGTCGAAGAAGGCGATAACTTAACGAAGTACGGAAAGTTTACTAAGGCCGACGGTCTGCCATGGTGCGGATCGTTCGTTAATTGGTGCTTCCATGAAGCGGGCGTAAAGCTTCCATCGATGGTCTCAACAGCTGCGGGCGCGCATAAGCTTAAAGAAGTAAGCCGCTTCGTAACTGTCGATCCTAAGATCGGCGACCTTGCATTTATGGACTTTCCGCATGATGGAGTCGACCGTATTAGCCACATCGGAATCGTCGTAGGCGTTAAGTCGAAGTCGGTTATCACCATCGAAGGTAATACTTCGGGAACTGGCGATCAGCGTAACGGCGGAATGGTCATGATTAAAGAGCGGGCATTCGGGAGCGGTAAAGAGATCGTAGGTTTCGGACGTCCTAAGTTCGTGGCT